AGGAGGCGCTGGCACGGTTGGACAATATATTAGAGGCGATGGCTCTTTGGCTGACTTTCCAGCAACTACGGGCGGAGGCTCTTCGGTTAGTTACTATTTGAATGGTTCTGTTAGCCAAGGCACAATTGGTGGCGTAGCTTATAAGGAACTTAACAAAACGCCAATATTTGGCGCTGGAACTGACATAACCATAAGCGCTGACGGATATATTGCCTCATTTATTACAGACGCTGGCGACCCTAATAAACTACTTATCCCAGCTGGAAATTGGAACTTAGAAACCTATTTCAGCGCGTCAAGTAATGGAGGCTCGCCGTCTTTTTACGTTGAGCTTTATAAATACAATGGCACGACCTTTACATTAATAGCAACTAGCAGCTCGGCGCCTGAATTAATCGCGTTTGGAACTAACCTAAACCCTTATTTCTCTACTCTTGCAGTTCCTGAGACAGTCCTAGCGTTAACCGATAGGTTGGCGCTTCGATACTACGTTACGCATTCAGGCCGTACAATCACTTTGCATACTGAAAACAACCATTTATGCCAAGTTATAACCACGTTTACAACTGGTTTGACTGCATTAAACGGACTTACTAGCCAAGTGCAATATTTAACGGTTGGCACTAGCGGAACGGACTTTGCAATTTCTAGCGTAACAGATACTCATACGTTTAATTTACCAACGGCAAGCGCTACAAATCGAGGCGCTTTAAGTTCGGCGGATTGGACGACGTTTAACAACAAAACTTCCAACCTTGGAACGGTTACCTCTGTCGGTTTATCATCAGCGACTAGCGGCGTAACTATTGGCTCAACTCCCATAACAACAAGCGGAACTATTACCTTAGCAATTGCAACGGCCAGCGGCTCTCAAAATGGCTTGTTATCGAGTACCGATTGGACAACCTTTAACGGCAAACAAAACGCTTTGACTAACCCAGTAACGGGAACAGGGACAAGCGGCCAAGTTGCGTACTTTAGTGGGACGTCTGCAATAACTGGAGATTCCGATTTAGTATTTGACGGCAATAATTTAACCCTTGGTGGCAATTTAACTGCTGGAAATAAACTTAATAACGAATTTATTTTTCAGAATAACGGGACATTTAGCGGAGGTAGCGGCGCTGCAACTATTATTAATGTAAAATTTGGAACACAAACGATTGCGTTAATTAGTGCAACTGGGACAGACCAAAGAGATGGTATTTTTAAATTACTAGATGAAGGGGTAATAAAAGTAAGTATTGCAGCAAATAATGCTCGAGGAGGAGCAACTTATTTTAATGGTGGTGGAAATGTTTTAATTGGAACAACAACAGACAACGGAGCGAGGTTTCAAGTTGCTGGTACGGCTACGATTAGCGGTGATTTAGGTGTTGGTAGAATACCATCAAGCGGTTATAAAGTAGATATACAAGGAAGCGGCGGTTTAAGGATTTTGGACAATGATGTTTTGAGGTCAATAATTATTACGCCTCCTGTATCAGGTTCTAAGGGAGTTATTTCAACTGCTTCTGGCGAGGGAATATCTTTGCAATCAACAAATGCCTCTGGATTTGTAACTATTGAAACAGCTGGAGCTGAAAGATTTAAAATAGATTCTATCGGCACGTCTATGTTTACAAGAAGTGGAAAAAGTATTACATTAAATGCAAACGTAAGCGCACTAAATGTTGACTCTGAAATAGAGATAACAAGTGGAATGAATTTGTTTTTTAAACTTGGAGGCCAAGATAGATTTAGAATAATTTCAGGCGGAAACGTTGGAATTGGTGCAACAAGTCCAACTCATAAATTACAAATTTTAGGAGGCTCGGATAGTGGATTAAGGATTACTAATAGTTCAGGAGATACAAGAATTTTATTAAATCCTAGTGGAGGTCAACACGGTGAATTTAATTTATTTAATAATTCAGGAAATTCAACCACATACTTAGGGGGAAATGGGGGTAATAATTATTTACAAGCTCAAGGTGGAAACTTTGGAATTGGGACGGCTAGTCCAACAACAAGATTACACGTTGAAACACCTACGGGAAATGACCAAGTAGCTAGATTTTCAAGAGGGCCAAGTAATGCTGGAGACATTATGTTTGGACTTGGAGATTATGTTGCTGGATACCAAGCTAGAATTGGAGCTTTAAGATTAGCTTTTGAAGTTAATAGAGTAAATGGAGCTGGTTTAGATACTGGTACAACTGCAATGTTTATTAATACATCAGCAAACGTATTAATTGGAAGAACATCCGATATTGGAGGTAAATTACAAGTAAACGGCCAAGTAAAGGCAGATAGTTTTGCCTTATATATTGCAAGCGCATTTAGAGGAGGTGTTTATACTTATAATCAAGTTGCTGGCTCAGGTACTGATTATAGCGTTGGTATATTTTCAGAAGGTGAAATATTTTTAGCACCTGGAGGCTCTGCAACTAAAAGAATGTCAATGACTAACGCTGGAGCGGTAACCTTTAGCAATTTAGGGACTGGAACAGTAACCGCAACGGCTGGCCTTTTGTCAACTGTTTCAGATTTGTCTTACAAAATTGAGGACGGTTATATAGATTCAGCAATTGAAAAAGTACTTAATTTAAAGCCAAGATATTTCTATTGGAATGAAAAAAGCGGATTACCTAAAAACATACGACAACTTGGTTTTTATGCTCAAGAGGTAAACCAAGCTTTAGGCGAAGAGGCAGCAAATACACCAAAAAACGAAAATACACCTTGGGGAATTTCTGATAGGTCAATAATTGCGATGCTTACCAAGGCAATACAGGAATTAAAACAAGAAATAGACACTTTAAAAAACTAATACAATGAAACAAATTAATCCAGTAACCATTTGGAATGATGGCCAAGAAAAAATCGCAAGCATTTTAATGGCTAAAATCATCGACGACAATTTACAAAGTTCATGTAACTTTTATTATGAGTTATGCGAAGGTGGCCAAGGAACTGAAGAAAACCCTTTAATAAAAGGCATTTCTTTAATAAGCGGTAACGTGCCAATCAGCGGAGAAGATTATTTGGCTTGGGATAATTCAAACGAGGCTGCGTATGTTTATATTGCCGAAAAATTAAACCTTACACTTATATGATTGTAAACCTAGCAATTGCCTTAACAGACATCGAAGGCAACAAAATTACCAATGAGAATGGCGAGTTTATGTTTCTTTCTAAGATGGTTGGAAACGCTTTATTTTCAGCTGAGGAAAAGGACGACCCGATAAGACTTTACGAGCTTGCTAAGAAAATTTACTATTCCGAGGGAGACATTGAACTAAGCAAATCGGATGCTGATTTAGTAAAGGAAAAGGTCAAGTCTAAAGGCTTTACTGTGCTTGTTTTGGGGCCGCTTTACGATGCTTTAAAGGAAAAGTAATGGTAAACCATTACCGACAATTTAGAGGCCTAGAAATAGGCCTTTTTTATTTGCTTTAAAATGACTTATTTTTGATAAACGAAAAGCAATTAAATGAAATGAATATTTTCCAAAAGGACGAAATAGGATTACCCTCAACATTTGCGGCGATTTTAGCCAATGTTTTTCAGGCCATCGACCTCATGAACGTAAATATTTTCCTTACAATAATCATTTCTTTACTTTCCATCGTTTGGCTGGTGTTTAAAATCAAAAACGAAAAGGCAATTTTCGAAAAGCGAAAAAATGAAAAAGGGGAGTAACTCAAATTTAAAGCCAACCTCTTTTGGCAAGCGCCGAAACGGAAAAGCTAAAAAGGCTTATTCCAAGAGCCAGCAAAAACCAAAAACTTACAGAGGGCAAGGCAGATGAGAAAGTTTTTTACATGGGCAAAAGGATTCCTTTCCGAGCATGGACAAGCATCAAGCAAAAGGCTTGTTGGCGTACTTACTGCAATTGCCTTATGTTGGACTTTGTATTTTAATCCTAACGATGCTCTTGTTTATTCCGTGGCTGCATTAAGTGCGGCCGCTTTAGGTATTACGGCAGCGGAAAAGATATTTAAAAAACCAACTGACAAAAATGAAAATCAGTCCACATCTTAATCTTGCGGAGATCACCAGAAGTGATACAGCCAAAAGACACGGAATAGATAATACTCCAACCGCAGAGCATCTTGAGAACTTTAAACTACTTGCAGATAAAGTATTTGAACCTATTAGGGAACATTTTGGTGTTCCTATTTTTATAAGCTCTGGGTACAGAAGCAAGGCTCTCAATGATTTCATTAAGGGGAGTTTGTCCAGCCAACATTGTAAGGGACAAGCCATCGACATTGACATGGATGGCAGCAACGGCGAAGTTACCAACCGCATGGTTTTTGATTTCATAAAAAACAAGCTTGATTTTGACCAGCTAATATGGGAGTTTGGAACGGATTTTAATCCCGACTGGGTACACGTTAGCTATGTAAAAAGCGGAAACAGAAAGCAAAAACTTAAAGCAATAAGAACTAGCGGAAAAACAACCTATTTAGCTATGTAATGGAAGAATTCAGACCAAGATTAAACCGCGAAGAGTGGGAAATTATTCGAGGTATTAGAAATTCAAATAGGGGGGGTGGGGTCTTAGAAATTGGCGACTTGCACGAGCCTTTTTGCTTGGACGATTATTTGCCGTTTTGTATTGAACAGAAGCAAAGGTATAAAACAGAAAAGATAGTTTTTATAGGTGACATAATTGATAATCATTATGCATCTTATCATGAGAGTGATCCAGATGGCATGAGTGCCTTGGATGAATTAAACCATGCTATTGAAAGGATTAAAAAATGGCGTGATGCTTTTCCAGAAGCTGTTGTAATCATTGGAAATCACGACAGATTAGTAATGCGTAAAGCTTTTACTGCTGGCATTTCTAAAAAGTGGATTAAGAGCTATAAAGAAGTCTTGGAGACTCCAGGCTGGGACTTTACCGAAGAGCATATTTTAAATGATGTTTTGTACGTACACGGCGAACAAGGTGGAGCAATAGCTAGAGCAAAGGCGGACTTAATTAGCACAGTTCAAGGTCACCGGCATACCGAAGCTTACACCAATTTCGTAGTTGGAAAAAACTTTAAGATATTTGGCAAGCAAGTAGGATGCGGAATTGATAAAGACAGTTACGCTATGGCCTATGCTAAGGCTGGTAGAAAGCCAGCAATTGGCGTTGGTGTAACTTTGGATTATGGACGATTACCTTTTAACGTAATGATGGATTTATGAAAGCAGTACTAGAATTTGATTTGCCTGAAGATAACACAGACTTTCAGGCAGCTATTAACGGACATAATTACAAAAGTGCAATCTGGGACTTTGACCAACTTCTAAGATCAGAGATGAAGTACAAAGAATTGAGTGATGAAACTTACAAGGCGTATGATTATTGCCGTAAGGAATTAATAAAAATATTGGAACAAGACAATTTATTTATTGAACAATAATGCCACTACCAAAGCCAAAACCAGCCGAAAGTCAAAGCGATTTTGTCGCTAGATGTGTCTCTGATCCAATAATGGAACGAGAATTTCCGCGTATGGATCAGCGCTTGGTAATTTGTTATGTACAATTCAGAGGAAAAAAATGAAAGATTTACTAGATGACGAGCGCAAACGAATCGCAATAATTGCCTTTTTAATTGGTGTCCTTTTGACTTTTGTCATTTATCCAAAGCCTGAGCAAGAGACTGTCTACAAATATGAAACCGTGACAAAAACGGACACTTTGATTGTAGAGGTCAAAGACACAGTTTATGTGCCAAAAAAGTGGATAAAATCACAGATTATTAGGGATACAATCCTTGTAGATTATAAGCCTCAAATTAGCCTGTTTAAGACATCCATCCCCTCGGAGTATGGAAGTACCAATGTAAGCGGAGAAGTCCTCGGAGAGGTGCTTAAAATGACCGCTACGAATGACTTTAAGATACCTTTGGTAACGAACACGATTACCGAGACGAAAACTGAAACAATTGTTAAAAAGCCTAAAGGAATTTACTTGGGCGCTGGGGTCAATTCATTACTTGATCCTAGCGCGTCAGTTTCCTATTTGGATAACAAATATTTGTTTACCTATCAATATCAGCCTTTGCGAAAAGTTCACCAAATCGGCGTGGCTAAAAAATTATTCTAAAGGTTAATAAAAGTTCCCAATTTGTGAACTTATAGGTTGTTATTCGAAAAAAATCCGAATTGCTTGTTACCTTTTTACATAAATTCGTACCAAAAATCGACAATATTAGTCGCCAACTGTCTCCATTTTGTCTACAGTTGCATGAATTTTTACTAAAATCTTACTTCTTTTTAACAATGTCTTGAAGCTGACCCCAAATGGCTTCGCTTAAATCTCCCCAGTACATATCACATTTGTCGTCCTTAATAGGCGGATTCATAAAATAGGATTGCATATACTCGCTAGGCTTAGCGGTAAATCGATAGCAACTTTCTTTGTAGGGACAATTTGTCCCCATGCACATGGTGATATCAGGACTCATATTTCATTCATTAAGTGGTAAAAACTAGGTTAATGTGCAATATATTACACATTTATTGTGCATTTTGTAAACTCTACTTTACATTATCGCTGATCTTGAGCAGGACAAGGTAACCAATTAAGTCATTTACTACGTCCTCATCATCTTTCTCTAAGCTTCCATTTTTAATTCGTTTTAGCTTATCATCAATGCGAATCAGTAGTCCTTGTTTTGCGGACAACTGACTAAACACTCCGAGAGGTTCTAATGCAGAGTTTCCATACTTACGATTCTTGTCAATAAGCATTTTATGAATCTGCTCTAGGACTTCTTCTACTTGTATTGCAAAAGGTGGTATCATGTTTTTCTATTTATCGGCACTAATTGTCACATTGTGCCAAAAATTGCTTAAACGATACAAACTTCTCTGATTTTAAATACTGGCTAGTTGTAAATTTAGACCTTCCTTTTTTAACCAGTAACCCATCTTCAAATAGAACATAGAATTCGTTTTCAGCTACTACTTGATTGATAGAAATGTATTCTATCCACCACTCACTAGGTTTTCGGTTTTCATCGAGTACCTTGGTAGCAGATAGGTATCCAAAGGGATTGAGTACTTGAGCTTCTTCCATTATTTAAAGAATCTTTTGATTACACTTTCTTTTTGTTCTCTATGCAAATAGAGTTTCTGCCTCAATATTTCAACAAGCTCTATTGCAAAGTGATTTTCTATTTCAACTACATTTTCTCCGTAGTCAATAACCAAGTTTCCTGATTCTGAATCGACATGAAAGTCCAATTCTTCGTATTTATATTTTATCATTTGTAATTGTGTTGTAAGTGTCTAGTAATTAGTTGTAGCTTAATAACGTATCTAGTATTCTCAAGAAGTTCTGTAAGTCTAGGCTCCACAATGCCACTAAAGTGGTTAAAGAATATCTCTCCAGCTTCGGTATGGTCTTCCATGTCAAGATGTACTTTTAAGCCATTGTTTTGGCAACATACGCAGGATCTAACTGCTCTTTTAATCTGTTCGTTTGAGTATTTCATCAATAGTAACATTTATATAGGTAATAAAAAGACAAAGTAGAAATGCAAACGAACCTTGGGACTTAGTTATTAAATACAGGCAAGTCATAAAGCCTAATGCCGTATTTATAAATTTAACTAAATGCAAAATATGTCTAGTCATTTTGGAGTAAATTTAATTGGATGTGATATTTCATTTCCATTAAAATCTAGCAATTTACCATTCATTTCAAAGTGTACCTCCATGTGCTTATTTTTATAGTTCTGAATCATCAGCTTTATTTTGTCTTGGACATCTTCAATGGAGAGAAACTCTCCATATCCGATATCTTGCCACTCTGTGTATTCGTTGAACTTATTAATAAACCTACGCTTGAGGATAAACTTAGAATGGGAGGTCGTTGCTTTCTTTCTCGGCATATTGAGCTTTAGATTGATGCGCTTGCTTTTTTTCTACTACCATTGCTGGTTTATTATCAGACCAAAATACTTTGCCTGAACCTGTCCAAAATTTAGGCTTTTTAGCCTCTCTGTCCTCTTTTGTCTGTGAGACATAGGATTGAACATTCTGTCCGTAATCGTTCGCCTCATCGTTCATTGAGATGGTTAGAGAGACTCCTTTTAAACCCTTTGCCTTAACGGTGGTAAGTAGGGTTTCTAGTGTTTCCTGCTTGAGGAAGATTTCTGATAAATTTGCCATTGTTTTGTTTGTTTTTGTTTTGTCTTGTAATATTAACTTATTGATTTATTGGATAAAAGAAAATTCTGATATTTTTGATAGAAGTCATCAAAGTTTTTCACTATCCAGTACTGACCTCCAGACTTTTCGATAGCTTCCTGATAGATTTTCTGGTGTTCTGACTGCCTATCTGCTCCTATCTTTACTTCTATTTTTATTGACCTACCAAGGATTGTAGCTGATATATCCGCTGATCCTTTCGTTGCCGTTGACTTACCCCATGTCATAGAACCTATGGTCTTGGTTCGGCCTATTACATCGGTTACTTGCTTCCTGTTGTCAATTGGTCTACCCATTGTGTTGATTCGTTCCGCTTGGTATCCACTAAGCTCCAGAAACTCCTTTACGCACTTAGTTAGGCCATTGGCTGTCTTATCCTCGTACTTTGGTGCTGAAATAGCATACTTTGGCACATTAGGATAGGATTCTAGCATCGAGTCTTGCTTTAGCTGTTTTAGAATGTCAAGTGGTTTCATATTAAATAGGGGGGGGTGGGTATTTAGAAGGGTAAATCAAATGCATCTAAATGGTGATGTGGCCAATAATAATCTGTACCAAACCTGCATAGGTATTCAAATGCAAGTACCCTATTTGCTTCCCTCATCTTAAGCCAAATACCTTGAGTGTAGGTCTTATCATAATCCCCAGGTCTTGCTTCATTAAACTTATCCCAGAATACATCAAATGGGATTTCTGATATTTCGTCTAGTGCTTCAATCATTGTTCTAGGTTTTTAAAGTTGATAGGATATTGACATAAGTAAGGCATTACTGATTCTAGCTTAGCAAACTTTATGTATGCACCATTGACATCTAAAGCCTTTATCTGATGAATTAGAATCTTTGGCTCCCCTTTTACTTGATCAAATGAGTATCTTACAATCTCAAAAGACCCTAATGTTTTTCCATTAATTATCATTTCTTTAAGTGTTTATAAATCGTTGTTCTACTTACATTTAGTAACTCTGCTAATTCAGAGCGGTTAAAATCAGGGATGGTCTTATTAATCATCTCAATTTTCTTTTCTATTGACTCATTTTTCATAGACCTGATAATCTCACTAAGTTCATTGGATTCAAGACTACTAATCTTAATTTTCTTTGACATCGCAATAAAATAGTTACTCAATTTTTCTGCCTTCAGTAAAGATTCCCTAGTAACAAAGTCAAAATCCTTTCCGGTCTCGAATGACCAAAGCGTATTAATCAAAAGAGCAAATCTAGGGACATAAGCTTTCTGCTTACTCAACATCGACTTAACATATTCCGATATATCATCAGAGTTCTGCAAATCTGTGATGTTGTTAAAGATACGCTCCCACTCAATATCTGCTTTGCTATCAAATCGAATGATTCGACTCTCAATCTCTCCAAATTTATTGTACTGCAAAACTTGGTTTCTCACTAGGTTATAGAACTGACTAATATAAGCCTCATACCAATCCAATATTTCTTGGTCAATAGAATTCTTGTTGTAGTGTTCAATCTCTTTATCGGGATAACTTACTAGCAATCGGTCTAGGAATCCATTGTCTTTGTTTTCCATGGTGGAAATTTGAGAAAATATCCCAGGCTGTATACCACCAAGCACCGGTATCAATGGACTCGCAACAAAACTACTTTTTGCAGACTTTCTAGTTAGAATCGCTGCTTGATTCGACCAACATGAGAGCCAAAACTCGAGATCAGAGCCAGGCTTATACTTATTCATGTCCTTGATCCACCCGTTTAACTCATCCTTAAATACCGCAATACCTACTTGATTTTCCTCGTGCAAATCCGCCAAGGCTTCTACGGTGATGTCATTTACAATTAGCTGCTTTCTTACAGGCTCCTTAATTTCCTCTACATCCTTTTTTTCCTTTGCAGTCAAGCGCTCGAATTCCTTGTACTTCTTGTACTCGTTCTGGTAGTGCTTAATCTCAAAGCTATTTTTCTTAGCAATCGGGAAGATTATGGCATTTATACTTGGTGTTTTTCCTAGTCCTGCCTTGCCTATTAATCCGATCCAGATGTTGCAAGATTCCCTCCAGCCCGTTTTTACCTCTACCTTGCAAGCGTTACCAATGCACAAAGACAAAAGCCAAAGCAAGGAACTACCCATGTAGTCAATAGAATGATTAAGTGTTTTCTGATTTAACAGAATATAACTCTGCAATGAATCTGGGAATACATCTATTGGAAATATTAAATCCTCTTGCGGAATATCAATCTTCTCTATTTCTACCTTTCGAATCTTGCGCTCTCCATAGCCTTCCTTGTACAGCTCTTTTGCGGCCATTGAGAAGTCTCCATTGAAGTATTTGTAAGCATAGATACTAAACGGAGTTAAAGGTGTCTCATGAGGGTAAATCGTGGCCGTAGTAAAGAGATAACACAATCCGCTATCCTTGTATATAAATCCATGCAAGGCATCCTTAGAATTAGTTTTTCTTATTACTATGCGATCCGTGAGGTGCTTAACTGTCGTAAACTCATTTACAATTAAATCTAGCACCTTGTTTCTCTGATTGTAATCCTGCCAAGGAGTAAGGCCACTATATTCTGTGATCTCAATCTTAGTTTCCTCCTTGGCTTCATCGTAGTGGAAGTACCGGCACAATCCAAACAGAATCTCTCTTTCTTCTTCGGTGATCTCCTGCACTTGCTCATAAGACAAATCAGATACTTGATTGTCGTAGATATAAATGTATCCACCAGTCCCCCTAGTTTCAATTAAGGCCTGAGAATGTCCTTTGAGTGTTGCAAGCTTTCTGTTTCCCTCTACCTTTGAGCATCGATAAATAATATGGTAGCCAGAATTTATAGTCTTATATATTACAAACTTTCTATTAAAGTCATCAATATAATCTGATATAAACGAAATAAAGTCACTCCAGAACTTCTTTCCATCTTGTATGGTTGGAAATACCTTTAAGTCTACATCTATACATTCAACATCGTAAAAACCAGTTATAATACCGTATCCTTTGGTCTTGTATTCGAGCTTCTCTAATTCTGACTTTTCTATCTTTTTTGTCTGGTACTCCTTCCATAAAATCAGAGGTTTTTTACCCTCCGATATGGGCATTACACTGAACCCTGAGTTCAGTAAGTTAATTGCTCTTCCTAGTGTTACGTTCATTTTTGTGTTTTACAAAGGTTTGAAAAAAAAGGGGGGGGTAGGGTATAAATCAGCTGTTTTTGGCAAAAAAGTGTACACAAGTTTACACTTAGTTTACACCTAGTGTAAACCCCCCTAAAGTGCCAATGCGCTTAAATTAGCGGGATTTTAGGCGGTTTTTTGCGCTAGGTTTACAGGTTTACACTTTTTTTTATAATCTATTTTTTTTGACTAGGTGAAAATTTATTTTTTTTTATTTTTGTCAAAAAGTGTTCAAAGTGTTCACTTATTGCGATTGGAGCCAATGGAGGCCGATTTTGGTTTACACTTAGGTGTACACTTAGTGTACACTAGTGTACACCCTCCTTTCGTGCTTTTCTCACCCAATGTGAGACTTTATTGTACTCCAAATTCATCTCTTTTGCTATGTCGCAAGTCCTTATGTTTTGCGCTACCATGGTCTCTATTTTCCGTACTAATTTTATTGATAAAGGATCAATTCTTCTTTTTGGTGTAAGTTTTATTAGTTCGCACAAATGGTGGTATTTTACACCAGTCATAGACATAATTTCTTTATATGGAAGACCTTTAACATATAATTCAATTACTTGATCTGCATCCTTCATGTAAGCGCACGTATTTTTGGCTCTCTCATTGGTAAGCAAGTAGTCTTTGTAGATGTAATTGTTTACTATGTGCCTACTAATATTTAAAATAGTCGCTATATTTTTATTCATTACTTTAAGTTTATATAGCCTAACTATTTCGTCTTTTTGTTGCTGGTTTAGTGATGTCATGATTTAATAGGGGGGGGGTAGGGTGTCATTTCTTTCCGTAGGTTTCTTCGTAGTAATTATGTCCACTTTCGTAGGTTTTTACTGCATAGAACCAAGCGCCTTCTCTATGAGCGTCTGCAATCTGTTCTCTCTCCTTATACTTAGCTATTTCTAGTATTTCCTTGGAAGACTTACCGTCAAACCAAGTGGAAGTTAATTGCTCATGAATCCATTCTACTGCCGTCTGCTTTTTCATATTCCAATACCGTTTAAATATTCTCTACATTCCAATACTTTTGCTTTCGCTGTTTCAATCACTTCTGGATCGTAATCGATGTCAAATTCCTTTATTCTGTATTTGTTTTCCACGTGCGCGTAGCTTACTGGTTCCTCGTAAGTCAAAAACTCTGGAGTGTCCTGAAGCGTGTAAACCAACTTAGCCTTTTTTAAGCGCGTCAGATGCATATAAACTTGCAGTTGATAGAAGTACCCATTATCAGGCTGATCGTCGAACAGAGGGAAAGTAAAGCAGTCCCACGAGGTTTTAAAGTCATAGACTATTCCGTCATGGAAACAATCTGGAGTTCCTGTGAAGAAATCATCTTCGAATTTGTCCAGATTTTTAATCATAAAATCCTTTTCCATAGCTACCGAGTAAAACTCGATAGCCTGATCTTCCAAAGCCAATCCTTTTTCGATGTACTTGGACTTAATTTGCTTTTTTACGCCGTAAATCTGCTCTTTGTACCAATCGTGTAAGTAGCTTTTTGTTGTCTGAGACAAAGTTTCTGTTTTACTTCTAGCGTTAGTCATCAAATGACCAAGTGCGCTTGCTCTGCATTTAAAATTCATGATAATAATAGTTTTTCGTTTTGTGCTGTTAAAATATAAACCGACTTAATTTGCTCTAGCGTAACTTTTCCACTAGCTAGAGAATCTTTTGCTCCGTTCCACTTTACGTGCGAAGGATTTAACTCCTCTTTTTTACCACCATGGTCGTTCGTAGAATCTGGGTCTTTTGTATCATCGATGAGAAAAAGACCGTTAAGCGCGTATTTTCGAGCATATGAGCTGCTGCTACCGAAACTTTGCGCCACATCCATTCCTTTGCGGTTGATGTCAATTCCGGCTTGTGCCGTTACTGCTCGGCCTTCCATGTCTTTTTGAATCGATGCGGTTGCCTCAATGAAGACAATTCCGCCAACCTCTTTTACTTCGTCTTCAATAGTTAAAGTGCATTCGTACTTTAGAAGCAAAGGTTTAAGTGCTTCCAAAATATCTTCAACGGATCGGTATTTGTACTTTCCAAATGCGTTAAACTGGTTCTTTGGAGCTTTCAGCTCCGATTGAATTGCGATTAGTTCTTTCATTTTGTGTTTGTTTTGTGTTTTAGTTAGGAAAAAAGGGGGGGGGTGGGTATTTTTTTAGCGTTTTAATTTCAGCGTATGGGAAATTAAATTGATCCCAATACAATTCGAAGGTTTTCATTATCTCGAATTTTTCACTATCGGCTAGTTTTCCGTAGTTCTCGAGAATCCATTGCTCAATTATTTCCTCTACCATTTTCTATCCATTCAGTTGAAACAAAAACTACCCATTGATTTCCTAGCTTTCTAGGCGGATGCACCCACTCGGGCGGATTAACTCCAGACCTGATAATCTGGTGAACTCTTGTTGATTTTTCGCTAAAGCCACGCAATACTCCGTATTCTGTGGCGGTCATCATTTCGTAAAGCATAATTGTACGTTGTTTTCTAATTGTTCAATAATAAAAGGATCAAGAATTGCACAAATCGTGCGGTAATGGTCAGAGAATTTTTCTGTTAAACAGTCGTAAAGTTCTAGCGTGAGCGATTTTCCATTACCGAAATAAAGGTCAAGAACAATTCCTTCGTTCTCGAAAGATTCAAGCTCGAGACTGAATCCCGATTGCTCAAAAATAAAGTGGTGATCTTTTAGCATTTTGTGTGTGTGTTTTAGTGTGATATAAATGTACAAACTTCTGTATAATTAATTGCAAGTGAATTGTAAAATTTATTTCTGTTTTCCACTAGCGGTAAGTTTTTTGTTTGAGTGGTTTTAATTTCCACTACC